TATGCAAATCATCTTTCCATGATGGCTGTTGCAAGTAAGAATCACACCTTGGCCCTTGCTACAACTAGTGGGGTTAGGATTGATCAAGCTCGCAACGCGTTGGTTGACAAGATAATTCAACGATGTACTTGGGATCAAGATCTCCCCAACCGCAATAGCGGCTGTGTAGGGCCTGTCCACACTCGCAGCAGCGTGATAACCATCTGTAAGCACCCAACCAAACCCTTTGGTTGGAATCGCACCCATTGCAATTCCAGCGTAGAGTTGAAGGTCAGCAGTTGCACCAGTCGTGTCATCAACAACGCTCTTTCGAAAAGTTGCTCCGTTGGACAAGTCATAACACACAGACTGTCCAGCGGAGAAGGCTGACGACTCGTCGTTCTTAACCCAACGATACATGTTCTCTCCGACTTCTCGAAGCTGTCCAACACCTTCAACATCGCCTTCAGCAGCGGTCTTAACATCAGTTAGAGCCGTTACAAACAATTCTTTCTCAGGCATCTCTACCTCCTTTCTTAGTTAACTGCCGTAGCAATGAGGCCATGTCGACGTAGTTGACTCGACACAACATTCCACGCTACGAAGATATGAGCCAGTCGCTCGGCCTGCTTGGGCATGGCTTTGAACTCACTCATATCAAACCACAGGTTCGGATCATAAACAACCTTAATGTAATCGGTGTTGAGGAAGAGCATGTCAAGGGCCGTGCCATAACCACTCTCGCCCATGGACTCCGACCAAACCATCGGCTTGCCTTTGTAACGCAGGACCTCATAACCAAGGTTCGCCAGGTTCGTCGCCTCGTCCTTGATCAACTGGGGCTTGTCGGTCAGGATCAACTTAGGCGACTCGAGGCCCTTGGAGCAAGTGTTGTACATGTTTGACATGTCCGTCACCATGTTGACTTCCTGAGGGTCGGTCCAAATCTTATAGTTCGGACTCCACCAGGAGTTCGCACCAGACACAACACCAGCCGCTGACATCAGAGCCGGGCGAGGAATCGCCCCGTAGGACACATAGGACGTCACGGGAGCCGCAACGCCCGTTGGGACAATGTCCCGTAGGGACTGGGGATATTTCCCAGTCGACTCAGTCGCCCGACAATCCCGCAGGAAGTCCAGCTCGATCTGCTGCTCGAGGGCTTGGCGAGCGGCTTGGGTCTTACGCTTGACAAGGGACTTAATCCTCGTCGGACCAGAGTTCTTCTGATCATCGAAGAGGGATCTCTGGATGTGAGATACTGAGTATCTCCACGTCCACCGGGCCATTGTGTCGAGCTCGTTCTCACCCGAGGGGAGAACATCACCCTTCCCAACAGCCGTGGACGCCTTGGTCCCATAAGCCACAGTCTCAGTAATATATTCCCCGCCTACTTGAGGCGTGAAGCAACCAAGATCCCTCAGGGCCGCCGTGATAACATTCGCTTTGAGGATGTTATCAACAGCCATTGCCTTGATGTCGTACCATGTTGATACGAACGCTTGGTCAACTGTCCTCGTATAGGTCGGGAGTGTAGTAGCCATAAGTCACACTCCTTTCAAACTAGTTCGTCAAAATCAAAAGTCTCGAGACTCTCGTCGAGGAGTTGTTCCATCCCGGCTCGACCGGGGCGAATAGGCTCCTTTCTCGTCGATCGACGCGAGGGACGACCACCCGAGGGGGTCGGTCTCTCGGTGTCCACCTTCGCCGGAACCTTATCACCATGCTCAGCCTTCGCCAAGCGGTACAACCTCTCAACATGCATCTCGGGAAACTGCTTATGTAAGGCTAACATTTCCTTACCATAGGTGTCGAAGTCCTTATGATCCTTCCTCGCTTGGGCTATTGACTCGCTGACAGCGTTGTTTTCTTGTGAGCCTATATAGTCGTTGACTCTCTTTAACTCCCCTTTGAGACCATCGAGTTGCTTCTCAACAAGGGTCGAGATACTGTCGACGGTCTTTCCAACGATGGTCTTGGCAAACTCGTTCCGAGGTAGGTCCTCGAGACCCTCAACATCGGAGAAGTCAAGAGCTCGGGCGGATAGATCCGCCAAGGGCTTCGTCGACTCTTTCTCCTCGGTCATTGAGAGTGTTACCTTTTGTCCTCGTTGCTCTGCCTCGATAATCGCTCGTATCTGGGGATTCGCTACCAGCTTCGCGAGTAGTTTTTGATCTCCGCTCTGATGCTCGATTAGAGTTCCGAGCTTCTCTGCAATTTCCGCTTCCTTTGTCAATTTGTCGTTATCCTCTACGTCCTCTTTATCGATGTTTTTTGTCTCATCTGGTTCAGGCATCACTGGCTCCTTGGGCTATGGTTTTTAACTTTTGGTTCTCGATCACGAGACGTCGCTCTTGTCTAAGTCTTAGGGTAAGCTCACGACCGTACCGACGGTAGCCCATCTTAAGTGCCCTCTCAACCCGACGAATGTCGGGGCGGGTGATAGGGATCTTTCCAGGACGATCAATAAACTTCGCTGTCCACATACCCTTACGACAGCTAAGAACAATACTCTTATCAACAACATCTACTTCGTTACTCAGAAGATCGCTCCACTAGATAACCCTCTTGCTCTACAATGCTTACGCAGGTCATTCTCGGTACGAAACCTCAGGGGTTGGTCGCCGAGATTAGTAAACTCCTTGTTCGAATCCCAAACCTTAACACTAGCTCGAGTCACCGGGACCCTCGTCATCGTGCACTTACAAGATGGGCAATTGACTCGGCGATTGCGATCCTTGACCCGGCACTGGACCTCGACCACCTCCTGGCAATTGTGACATCTGTGTACGTAGATTGGCATTGTTGTCCATCCTAAACACTCTACGGAGGTCGGGGTCGTTGTAAGCCAACATCAAGTACCTCCGTAGGGCAACAGGGTCAGCCATTGGGTCTTGCGAGAGACCCTGATATAACATCAACGCTTCCTGACGACGGCTCGCCACCGAGTCACCCGACTGGGTGGTGAAGTCCGCCCGATACGAGTACTTGCCCCGGAGATCCGCCCCGGTGTATCGTAACCAAACACTCTCCCCCTCGGGACCTAGGACCTCAGTGACCCTGGGAGCTCGCCAGAGAGACGCTAGGATCGCGATGGTCTTCCTCGCAAGGGACTCGTAACTTCCCTTGAGTTGCCTCACTCGCCGTCCCATCCTCTTCCCAGACCCTTGCTCGACGACCCGAGTCTCAGTAGCCGACTTCCGGCCCTTCGAGAACTCCCCCTTCGCGTTGCGGGACAAGCCCACCACCTCCCTGGCCCTCGCCTCCCCAACCATTGCATCTTGATAAAGCATCATGTTCGCCGGAGGATGAGTTATAAAGTGAATTGCGTCCTTGATGTTCCGTCCAGACTTAACCTTCGCCCCAACACCAACATCTGCCGACAGCATCTTCGCAAGCTCGTCGTCGTCGATGATGTCTGAGTCGTAGAGAAACTTAACAGCCGATATCCGCCTCTGCTTGGTCGCCTGGATCGCGATATCGGTCTGATCCGCTTGGTGGTACTTGAGATAGTAAGCGTCGGGAGTCGTCCAGATCGTCCGAGCCCTCGGAACAAACCCAAGCGAGACAAACGGATATCCTTGTGAGGTCTGGAGCAAGTCACCATCGTCCCGGAGTTTTTTCTTGTGTCCCGTCGCGAGGGTGAAGATCCTCCCGGTCCGGGCGTCCCTCCCTTCCCATAGCTCACAGAACTCAGACTTTCGAGACGACGTGGTCCGAGGAGTCCACCCAACTCGGTAGGGCTTGAGGACACTCTCGTAGGACTTTGTATAATCCTCCATCGACATAACCGGTTGGAGGTCCCTTGTCCCTGAGTACTTTGGGTCCTTGCGAATATCCTCGATGTGCCGGACAACCCGATGGAACATCCAGGGACTCCGATCCAGGACTCGCGTTCCCCAAGGGACGATGATATCATGCGGGAGGACCGCTTGGACCCAAGGCATCCCAGGACGAACCCCCGAGAACTCGAGCCGACGACCCTTCTTGTCAAACTGCGTCATCGTCATACCCAAGGTCATTGCGTCGCCGCCAATGTCGTGACCAGGACTGTACCCATACTCTGAGTCAAACCCGATCTTCAAGAATCCCCGTCCCCAGAGAAACGCATAGAGGGTCGCGGCCTCGAACTCGTCAATAACCTGGAGATCATCAAAGACATCATTGACAACGCTTTCGACAATCGGTTGCCCGTCGATTGAGTCATCCCGACGGGACTGGACGGTGATATAGACCCGAGGAACCGTTAGGTCGGAGAGAAAACTATCCCCTGTCGCTGCGATAAGGTTGGGCGAGTTGCTCGCCATCGACGGATGGGTGTTGTAGAACAACGCCTCGAGTTGACTCCAGTGGTCCTCAAGTCCATGTCGGCGTCGGTACTCGAGCCCATTGTCGATCTCATCAAACCACTCGTCGACCTTGAGATTGGTTGTATACTTGGCAATTGTCATTTGTCTATCTCCTCCCCGGTGTCTGGCAACGCATACCAACCTTCAGGCAAATCAATCTTCCCCAAGACACTTGTCCCATTTGCATCGACGCTCCAAACCGAGACACCACGAACCGTCTCGGCGAGACGAACAGGCTCTCCCCACGGAACGTAGACCACCCGTCCACACCCGGACAGGACCAACGCCAGGACGACGACAACGAGTCCTGTCTCCCTAACCCGTCCCAAGAGTCGCTTCCGTAACTCTGGCCGACGTCGGGACTCCTCGGCAGAATCCCGACCCTCGACCAGGAGAAGAGGAAGAAGGACTTTTAACAATCCCAGGACAAATGTGACAATTGCTATCATACGTTGTGTTCCATCTCCTCATGAATAATCTCAATCCCCTCAACAAGGGACCGAACCTCCTCCGTCGTCGGTGGGCGGGACTTGGCCTTAGTATATACCTTGATAACAAACTTAAGAGCCTCATCGAGTCGCCGCTTGGACTTATTCGGGGTGTTGTCAGGGATTGCTCTCTCGCCATATCTAACCGCAGCGATAATCGACCCCTCAAACTCCTGCCAAGTGGGACGCTTCGAGTAGATCTTGTGGAAGATCCAAACAAGCCCACCCGCGACAAGGGTGATGCCAACGCCCGAGTTTAAGAACGTCCAAATCGCCTCAAGTACCTTGGACATGATCAATCCTTTCTAAGAGAGTTACGAACTCGACATACTGCGAACAACTATCGCAACGATAAGCCCGACTGACAGGGACGAGAGAAACGTGATGATCACAAGTGTCGGCCAGCCCGGTCGCTTCCTCGCCTGAGCAAGAGCATCGTCAACCTTGTTCTCCAGTCGCTGTATCCATTGTGTAAACTCGATGTATCTCTCTTCCACAGTCTTCACCCTTTCTCGTGTCTGAGCACCATAGATGCATCCTGGGTTGACGGACTTGTCATCGTTGGTCATGTTGATTGTCTCCTTATGCGACCTTTCGGCCTGCTCCGATAATCCCATTCCCAACAGCCGCGTGGATGCCGGGGGTTCCAGGAAGCCATACGTTCACATTCCCGCCACCGTCGACAACACCATCAGTTGCGTCAAGAGCAGCATCATCGAGGGGGAGGCTGACTTTCAACACTGTCCCACCGTGGACTTCAGCATGTCCTTCACCAAGGGCAACACCAACAACAGTTAGGTTAGTACCATCAAATCCAAGGTCTACGTCGATCACTTCCGCTTCTACATCGAGCGTTCCTGAACCATCAAGGATATGAACATACAGTGTGTTTGTCAGCGTGCCCGTTGCCCCTGAATCAATGTGCAAGTTATATATCCTGCTGGTTGCATCAGCCCAGTCGATGTTCCCACTAACGTACAGATGAGCAGTCTTTGAAGCCCAATCAACTATTCCCTGCTTCCATCTATAATCACCCCAATACTGAGTGTCCACGCAGGTAAAAGTCCCAACCGCATCAACCACAAACGAGGCTTGGTTGGTGGCAGGAGTGCCAAAGAAATTTCCACCGCCGGTGAGCGTGACAGTTAACGTTGCTGGCAAAACAGCAGCCGAAGTGTTGAATGTGTCTGAGCATTCTATCTCTGCCCCTGCGTCCGCAACAATCGTTCCATCAAAAATCACATTCCCACTCGAATCGATAAAGTAGGTGTTGAAGTCAAAAGTCCCAGTGTAACCGGTCATTATCAAATCTTGCATATCCCCACTGTTCTGGTCCATGTTGCAATTACCTGAGTTGTCAGTTAGGTGTGCTTCGTCAAACGGACCAGGAGGAGCTTCATCGGCAGTTCCATCATCAGGAATACACCAATTGCCAGACCAGCTAAAACCAACCCATGGAGCATATTTGACTGCCATTATGGTCCTTCCTCAAGAGAAGGGTTGCTCGGAGCACTTGCTTGGGCTGGCTCCTGACGAACCCTAACGTAGAACGCTTGTACCTCAGTCCCCCCACACGACGCCGTGCCAATAGCGGCCGGATTGACAGTATCAACTACGCCATCGATCTCAAAAAGCACCCGAACCCTCTGGCCACTCTTGAGCCAAACACGTGAGCTCGCATTGCGTCGCTTGACAAACTCTGGGTTGGCCTCGCCGTCTATCTCCCGCTCTTGAAACTCGACCTCTTGGCCGGTGTTGGTCAAGACAACATCCCCAACCTTCACATAAGGAATTGGTTTCTTATAAGCCATTCGCGTGTCTCCTTACACTAGGTCACGAGTGATGATAAAGCCATCAATATCCGCAGCAGCAGAACTTTTCAAGTTCAGTGCTTCAGCCGAAGCAGTCTTCAACCATCCACCCGTAACCCCAGGCCAGGGTGGGAGGATAAACCCACTCCTCGAACTTATCGGCATGATCCCGGTCAACGGAGTCGCAGCAGACAAGAGTGTGATATTCGTCTCCGCATTTGCCATGATGAAACAAGCAACAACGTAGAGACTCGCACTCCCCGCTCCGACAAGCTCTATCGTCTCCGCAATTTCCCAGTCGTCATTGATAACAGTCCTCGTCAACGTCCCGTTGGCATTGGAGTTGTCAATCGATGTCAACAACGCCTCAATCGCCGCTAAGACGACTTGATTACTATGCTCTATCATCACTTGTCCTCACTTTCTAAACATCCAAGTCCGTGTACTCGTGCAACCCAATATAGAAGTCAACCGTTCCATCACCAACAACCGCCGCGTCCTGCTTAGCCCTACACCATAACAACGTATCTGTCGTCAACCTTGGTATGTGGATAGTGACAGGAATTACATTAACCGCATTAGCCACGGGTTTCTCAAGCAAAGCCCTGGTCTCTGTAAAGTCACCATTCGAGTAAGCTGTCCCCGCCACCGCTCCCCAAGCAAACTGTAAAATCACAACCTTATCATCGATTGGCGTCGAGACGACAAGGATTCGATGTGGGTCATAATGTGTACTGCCTGAGATTATCGGCGTATCGTCGGCATCCAATATCTCCGTCCAAGCTCCCCAAGTCCCTGCTCCACCACCCCCATCGTCAACAGGGATAGCATAGGGAACAAATCCCTCTGCCTCACCAGCGAGTCCAAGCCATCTCTCCCTTGTATGAAAGTGATGATCGACTTCCCACGCCTCCTTAGCTCCCATCCGTGCGAGAGCCACGAGCGATGCGACATCCGCCAACAAGGACTTTGTGTCTTCCTTGTTGCCAACGACGTCCCTGAACGTCAGGTTGGCAGTAGAGTCTACCGCCGGAACGCTCTGGCCGTGTTCTATAAGTCCACCGGACATAATCTCTCCCTAGACCGGAACATACCAACCAACAACCCCATCACCCGTATTGTCCACATCAATAAATATCTCATTTAGGTCAATCTTGACCCCTGCTGGTATGTCTGGGCTCATACTACTTCCAGGAGTCAACTCAAAAACCTCAGCATCCCCAACACTAACAGCAGCAGCACCAATAAACACATTCCCTGTGTTGTTACCTCCAACTTTCTTCGCTTGAATACTAAAAGCTCGACAGAAAGTTTCAGCCGCGACTAGTGCAACCTGCGTGCCACTCGTGGCTGTTTTGACAAAAATCGTTAATGTCTTCTTCACAGGAGCCGCCGTTAGCTCGTTTAAGTCAGCCACCATCGCGTCCAAGTCCGTGTTCGCATCATCATCCCTCGTCCGAAGGTCCCCCGTCGCTGTCCCTTGCATCGCAACCCAATCTCCATTCGCCACGGCCTCTGGCAACGCCCGAGTATCCTTCCGTACGAGTCCCGACGCAGCGAGTTGATCGGCGGCAGCTGCGGCGACGTTGGACTTCTGTCCCCCCGCTGGCTCGATTTCCGCCTCAGCCTTGTCAAGAATCCCCACGTTTCCTATGTTGATCTCCAGATCCCCCCCGAGTTGGATTCTCCCATTCGCGTCCAACAAGACCGGGTGGATCTCTCCATCTGAGAGGGTCGGGGGTGTCGACATGTAGACACCATAAACTCTAGTCGCCATAAGTTATCTCCTTAGTTCCAACTTGGAGACATGTCCTGTGCATATCTCCCCGCGTTGTCTGGTATAAACAAAACATCCTCCACTCCCGTCGGGGGACGATACCTCCCCCGAAGTTCCGCGATAAGCCCCTCCACGGTCCAGGGATCCGGTTCTTCGGCCTTGGCGTCCGCGATGGTCGATGTCAGGGTCCAGAGTCCTAGTTGCATCGAGAGGGCGTCGGCGAGGTCGTCGTTCTTCCCATAAGGGAACGCGAGCAACTCACTACGCAATTCCCCCATCCAATTCCGAAGCATTATCGCCCCGTTCGCAAACAACGGTTGGAGTCCCATGATCCGGGCGTTTTTGCTCCGCCGGGTGTTTGTTATTGGCTCAATCTCAAACCACTTGTTCTTCGACCGCATCTTCTCCCGAACCCAATACTGGATGGACTTCTGATACGCCACGGTCTCAATCCCCACCTTAACGGGGCTCCATTTCGCGACCTGCTCGAAGATCATATCAATCATCCTCCCAGGGGAGCATTTCTCCCGTTGATAGTCCAAGACATAAACCCTCCCATCAACCAGGTCCTTCCCGCACGTAAGCACGACGTTCCAATCCGGCTCCCCCTTGGAGTCCTCCGGATCCCCTGCGGGATCAACCGTCGTGTAGGTCATCAGGAGTTTCGGCTCGTGAGAGTAATACTTAAACCACCCCTCGTTGAATATCATGTCATCCGATCGGATGGGCTTGTTTAGGTAAAGGCACGAGTACATATAAGGACCCAACGCTGCCTTGAGTGCCTCGAGGACCTCTCTCGGGAACCTCTCCGGCCAAACCGGTTCCCCCTCGTCGGTCTCGGCAGACAACGTAACCCCTCGATACTGAGGCTCGTTCGCGGCCACCCACGAGAGTAAGTCCTCCTCAAACCACCTCGTGCCCACCACGACGATCCTGTCGTCTCTCATCGACGTCAGCAACGGCGGTGCGAGTCTGTGCCAGCCAATAGCCTTCCCAACATCCTCCTTAGTCGGGCATACTGACATCTCACCCAGATCACTAATGTCCGGGGCCACCGTGTCGTCCTCGACGATAAGGTTATAATGTCTAGACGTAACCTGCGTGCCCGTTCCAGCGGCCTCAAAGGTCGCGGAGTCGAGCTCCCTTGGCCGGTTAATACACAGTTTCTCCGACTTCCACGTTGAGTGCTTGTTCGGGAGAAGATCCTCATAGATACTCCTGAAGAGTGTATTCCTCTCAAAGAACCCTCGGATTACAGCAAGTTTCGAACAAGCGTTTGTAAAGGTGTTCTGCACAAGGAGGGTTCTATGAGAGGGATTCTTGGTAGCGAGCCAGACCGGAAATGCTATGGAACAAAGTGTCGTCTTAAGCCACCCCCGAGGCATTAGGGTCCTGATCCTCCTATTGTCTGGGTCTTGGAGTCCCGCACAAACGGGTCCATGGACCCTCTTGTCCAACCAATCAAATCCACAAATCCCCTTGGCGAAGAAATAAAACGACTTCTCCGCAAGGTCCCGAGAGTCGGAGAGGAGTTTCGCTGTGGCATCGAGGTCAGACATCCCCTCGTACCTCCTCAAGAGCGACCTGGAGGATGTTTATCTGGTCCGCGTCGATACGGACCATCGTCCCTGACGACCCCTCACCCTTCTTCCCGATGGTCCGATCTAAGATATCTCTCGCAGTCGTTGATTGCATCATCTCGGAGTCACTCTCGAGGAGTCCCTCCTGGACCTCTGCCGCCCGTCCCGCCAACTCGTCAATCCTCTCCCTTGCCTTGTCCACCCCCGACACTATCGCGTCGTCGACATCTCTCTCGAGAGTCTTCCTCCGACGAGCTAGCTCCCCCTGAAACACAGGGGACCGAGTTATCAGAGAGATCGAGCGGGGAGTTAGGCCAACTTCCTTGGCAATGTCGGAAGGGGAGAGGCCCGCTAGGGACAAGTCGATGATCTTATAATGCCTGGGCATGAGGCGTTGTAGCTTAAGGGTCGGCACGGGATGAGGCTCCTTGAGACACTAGGCAAGGTGGGTGCTTCACCCGCCAGGTCGGATGGTTAGGGGGGTTGGACTCTTGGTCAGGAGTTCAAGAGTCCAAAATCCCTTAGACTTCTCAACAGACACGACTTGTCCTATGACCCCCCCGACAGGGGGGGATCGGGACGTCGTCCTAGTCCTTCTCAACCTCTCTGGATGATGTCCTAGTCCCTTGTCCGACTGGCCGGACGGCAGGATAGGTAGACTGGGCGAGATGGGTTGACTGTCGCTGTCAGCCTTCTTAGCCGTCGCCCCGCCCCGGTGGGCAAAACCGTGGGTAACGGGGAGCCTTTGTGTGTACTGAAAACCAGGTGTCCAGTTAGGGATGTAACCTACTGTTAACACTGGGCTTACGAATAAAAGACTTGACAGCCCACTATAATATTATAGCAGGGGGGAACAGGTGGTAGCGGGGGATAAGCACTGGGGATGAACCAGGTGCAACCACCAGGCTCACGGGCACCGGCCCCCGACAACCGAATAACGCCTAACACAGCGTATCTCAGTGTAACCGTGTAACCCTAGTGCGAAAGGAGCATTACAATGGGAAAGGACACTGTAACAATAGTGTTGAGGAACAAGGCCAAGCAGGTCACCGGCAAGTCCACCAAGATACTATGGACACCCGGACTCCGTGGCCCGGTCAACGATGAGGAACCTCTGACACCCGTAGCCACCCAGAAGGGTGAGGTGTGTCAACCAAGGACTCACGATGAACCGGACAACCCAACAGCGAGTCTGCTAGATGTGTGGGCTTGGGCGATAGGTGCGGGCCTGACGACCGAGGCCGACCTTCGGGTCAAGGCAAACTATGGCGAGGACTTGAAGGGTCGACACAAGGGCCGGAAGTCCATCAAGGCATCTCCGTCGAGGGAGCTTAACCAGGTGTCGGCGTACTGGGCGACGGTCGACCCTGCCGGGTGCAAGGCAGCAATGCTCAACGACACTCACGATGCAGGGGTCAAGGGACTGCACCAGGACATCTGCACCAGGAACGACGGAACGTATCCGACGAGCCTAGGACTCCTAGACACCCTAATGCATGAGGCACTTGGGATCGAGGGGACGAGTGAGTAGTTCTTCAACCGCTAACCCCCTAGGACATGGGTTCTAGGGGGGTTAGCCTTGTCTCCCCACGACGCCTAGCGTCACGCCAACGCCTGAGATATGTTCGGTACATAACTCACGCAAACGCCGAGACTTGTACCGGGCCTGGGCCAATGTTAGTCTAACCTTAGTGCCAGAGTTAGGGCCTTAACCCCAGTCCCCGCAGAGGTTTATGGAATGTTAGTAGAGTTAGGGGGGGTATGCACCCCCGGCCCGTTGTCTTGACGCTGTGCTTGTTGTTGATTTAATAATATATATATAATATATATAGATAAAGACATAACGAGCGGTAACATTTGCCGTAGTGCTACCCCCCCCCTAACATTACTAACCTTTGCTAACCCCAGTCGCCACAGGGACTTAGGCCCCTAACGTTGCGACTAACGTTAGACTAACCTTTGGGCCAGGGGGTGCGGGGGTGGCTATAAACCCCTATGGCAGCAGTACTTAGGGCAGCCATAAGGTTAGTACGGCCCCCCAGCGTAATAGTGGCCCCAAAAGAATATATTTCTCCTAAACCCCTATACCACAGGCACTTATAAAAACTTTTATTTTTTTCTTGCCCCCCACCTCCTACCCTGCTATCATACACTCAGCCCACCAGCGGGCATTGGTCGTAGGTCAACGAACACATTAGGAGGTCAAACAATGATTAAGCAAGAACAGATACATCGAGGGCTTGTAGTCAACGTGTTGCGTGATGTTGGCAAGTCCATGCAAGTCTTGGTCGAGCCGGGGTTGGTGTTGTTTCCGAACATAGGCGGTTGTGGGTCGGTTATCCGTAAAGTTACAAAAGCTATTGCTTCGGATAAACCAGAGGACGTTGACCAACGTGACTTGGGTGAACTTATCTATTACATTGCGGATATGTTAGAACGTTAACGAGGTCAGGGGGACAGGAGGTCAACAATCATGGACAGTATCGAGAGTTACGAGTACGCATGTGAGTGTGGACAAGACGCTGAGGCCTCGCCGCTTGCGTCGGGGACGCTGGCGATCTCGTGCCCAGCGTGTGGGGAGTATGTGGTCGACCTGGAGGCCGAGGGGGTTAGGGAGGTGTTTGTATGACAGTACCCTTTGCTTCTTGTATAAAGGTGTTCAATGCAACGAGTGAGATAAACGTCCGTTTTGGGCATTGGGTTGTCGACCTGCCCCCGGCTCCTCCAGAGCTTGTGTCGTCTTTGTATAACCTAACTCATGGTGGGATAGACACAGTCGAGGGGTTGATTCAAGTGATAAATTATGTTAGTTGTTGTGTGGAGGTCGAGGGATGAGAACGCGTCGTAGATGACGAGATGTCATCGGAAAGGAAGGGATAACTATGGGACGAATGAGCAAGGAACAGTTGATCGTGGAACAAGTTAAGAGGATGAACGAGAGGGTTGAGAGGAAGACGGTAGGGTTGGTTGAGTGTTTGCTGGGGGATATCAGGACACAAATGGATTATATCAAACATGCCAAGGAGACGTTGAGGAAACTTAGGAAAAAACTGGCGGAGCTCGAGATACCAGACGAGATAACGATCAGTGAGTTGACAGGAACGTCCACGCCCGATGACGAGGGTTAGGAGGTCGAGTGATGGAACATAACATTAGGCAAGGATCGATAAAACTTCGACAGATCCCCTCCCTGGGTCTGTCGAAGGTCGATTATGATTACAAACATTGGGGGTCTTGGGAGGACTTCGTGTGTGATGTGTGTGGTGGGATGGCTGGTTGCTCGGAGCGAGAGGTCATGGGGATTATCAACAGAGGGTTCAGGGCACACGCGATAAGAAGGACCAAGGCAGAGGGTTATAAAGGAGGTTAAGTAAATGATTAATCTAAGTGTTACGATGGAACACACGAGGACGACGAAGAACACGTATCGATATGATGCGGATGATCCAGACCAAGCGATGCCATTTCGGACGTTGTATGTGCAGAAGTACGCGATGGCCGACGGACCACAGGACAAGATCAAGGTGACGTTGGAGGGACTTGGGACATGATAGAGATTAGAAGTGATCGTAAAGCGTTGTGTAAGTTGGTAAAACCCCTAGAGCAAAGAGGAGGGAGTGGAGGGGTAACAATGTGTTGCCACGTGAACAAAGGAGGTAAGTTGATTGGTCAGGCCAAGTATCTGAATTGGATGAGTTTTAAGGAACTCACGCGAGATGTGTTGAATGACGTGGTTGATGAAGAGGCGTTGTTGTGGTTGATCAATAGTAAGGTTAAAACCTGTGCGATGAACGAGGTTAGGTATCAGTTCGGGCATAAGGGAGAGCAGGGAGGACAGGATGGTTAAAACGAGGCTTATTCGCCATATCGCCCGGGAGATTCAGGGGAATTGGACGAGGTCGGGGTCTGGGACGACCCTCAGTGTCTACGCGAGGCCGTATCTAGAGGCGATGTTCTCGCTGGGGACGATCGGGGAAATGTATGGGGCGGACTCAGCGAGGTCGATTGTCGCATACTTTCTCGCGAATGCTCAGACGTGGCGAGGGCCGGTGGCAAGGAGGGTTAAGGTTGAGTTGCAAGAGTTGCTTAAGGAGGACGGACATGGATGACCAGGACGACAAGGGACAGATGATCGAGCGAGAGTGTGGGACATGGTGTTCGTTTTGTAACGAGAGAACAAACGAGAGAACAAACGAGAGAACAATTCCTTTTTTCTCAGCGATGGAAGATAAGATATTAATGATGAGGTTGTGTAATAGGTGCTTTCGGAAGATTCTTAGGTTGATGACGGCACAAGACAAGGGAGCAGGGGCGATTTTGTTGTTAATGGAACACACATCGATTTGGGAAGGACAGGAGTTTGTGAGAACAACGAGACATGCACAGGACAAGTCTCAGACCAGAGCCAAGGAGAGGGTTGATGACAAGGGTTAAGGGACTTGAGCCTCGGTGTCCGTTCTGTGGGGTTGTTGGGTCGGGGACGATCCGGGCGATAGGGATTAGGAACGAGGGGGTTGAGGGAGAGGTTGATTTGATGTTCTGCGAGGTTTGCGA